ACTACCACCACCAAACGGTCCCTGACCATCACCAAACGGTCCACCAAAGGGTCGTTCACTACCACCACCAAACGGTCCACCAAAGGGTCGTTCACTACCACCAAACGGTCCACCAAAGGGTCGTTCGCTACCACCACCAAACGGTCCACCAAAGGGTCGTTCACTACCACCACCAAACGGTCCACCAAAGGGTCGTTCACTACCACCACCAAACGGTCCCTGATCAGGAGGCATTGGCATTTCGGACGAACGTCTCAAATTAAATAAACGAGGTCTGGGCGTCGCTGTCTTGGGATAAGGTGTCGCTGTCTTGGGATAAGGTGTTGGCGTCTTGGGTTTGGGTGTTGGCGTCTTGGGCTTGGGTGTTGGCGTCTTGGGCTTGGGTGTTGGCGTCTTGGGCTTGGGTGTTGGCGTTTTTTTATGCATCATATGATGATGTTTTCCGTAAGGTTCTACAGTCTCATCCTCCCCTCCCCATGAGATTTCGACACCATAGGAATTGGCAATATTGTGATGAATGGGCATTTTTTTTTTATTCAATTTAAAATTATATTTTTTTTTTTTGGTTTTTTTTATTGTTTGAACGGATCTCCTTGGAATCGGTCCATATACGCTCCTACCGCCTTCTTCTTCACATCCATGAATTTTTCGGTAATCGCCTGTCCCTCCCCATTATTATCATGCATCCGATCAAATCGAGGTACAGAGGTTCCCAGCGCATCAAAGGATCCACTGCTGGACGATTGCGCATTGACATGTCCCGAACCATCACGGCTCTGTACCTCCTCATAGAATCGATGACCAAACGATTTCCTGTCATGCACCGTCTCCCTTTCAATCAAGGGCATATTTCTTGGATTGTCGGTCTTGACTCCCAGCTCGCCCATACGATCCATATATCGCGGATTAGTATTACCGCTGTGCGTTGTATACAAATTATCGATCGCCGTCCTTTGTTTCGAAGACGAGTAGCCCTCCAATCCTCTCTTCCGATCCGAATTTCCTACAGGACTGACCACCGAAATCGCCTGAACGTCTCGTGTTCTTACCGGGATATTTTGAGCCGACAGTCCGGGGACATTTCTCGTCACCGGACCTACTTTTCGTGGCTCGTATTCAATATGCGATGTCACCTTATCTTCTACCCTCCCCATCGCGCGATTGCCTACATCGACATTTTTGGTATAGAGACTCGTACGACCGCTTCGTCCCTCGACATGCCTCACTTCTTCACGGACCGTGCTCGTCGTCGGCATGCGTGGCTCCACCGCCGTTCGCCAGACCTGTGTCGACGTCGGCGTCGTGTATGCATCCGTCATCAGACGTTGTGCAGATCCCTGGTGGGGCATCATCGTCATCTCGGTACTCTTGCTCATAAACGGTCTTGCTTCCGATGCCACCACCCATGATCCCATCTTGTCCTCCTTGTGCACCCCCGCCATAGAAAAGTGTTCGTGAGTAGGACCTTCTCGGGTATATCCAAAAGATGGATTATCAATCATCCCGGTATGCAGTGGTTGGTCCACCACCCGAACCGCTGTATATCCCTCCTTGTTTTCCGAATCGAATCTGTAAGAGGAAGTAGGAATTGTCTGGGATTGAACATGAAGAATATTTTCGTGCAACCCCGCTCCCGGCTTTCTATACTCCGAGGTCGAGGTTGATCGAGAATGAGGATGACTTACAGTCGAAGAGACCGGGATAGAATACGTTGTCTCATGAACCGCCGAACCGGGACGGTTCTGATGCATCCGGGGCTGTTCACGGGAATAAGGATTCGAGAGCGGTGTCTGTGCGGGAATGGTTACATAATCATCGTGGATGGCACGCGTGGTGTTATTTCCCATCTCGACTTCTTTCCTGTATTGGGGTCGAGGCTGTGTACCCACCTCGATCGCATAATTCTTGCTCGCCACCGCCTTGGCAAGCTGTTGCTGGACACCCTCCATATCAAATTTGGAACCGAGATTAGAGACGTTTGTCGTTACTTCATGATTCATTTTGTGTGACGTATCCAGGATAGCCTTGTCTTGAGCGGCCGTGATTTTGTCACGAAATGTGGCAATATTCTTGTTTCCCGACAGATTCGAAAAAGCATTATACATCATCTTATTATCATTCACCGCACGATCCTTCTGTGATTGAATCATGTCTCGGGGATTCGCAACGGACGGCATCGTCCGTCCGCTTTCCGTCGAATATTGTCTCCTGTCCGTGAGATTTTTTGGATTCCGACCAACATGGGATCCGTCCACCTGTCCCTTGTTGGAAATCTTGCTTGTCTCAAAAAGACGCTGTGGATTCTTCACATTCTTATTAATTCCCATCCCTTTGGGAATCGACGACTGACGATCCGTTCCCCCAAGATGATACTCCAGATTGGGTGTCACCTGCTCGGCCCCCGTCATGAGCATCGTCTTGTGCACACTCGATCGGCCCTCTGGACAGCTCATTTGCGAGATAATGTTGGGCACTACGGGATTCGTAAGCGCATAAAACCACTCCCTGGGCTGTCTGGATAAGGGCATCAGGTCTTCCTGTCGGAAAACCGGTGGACGGAATACCTGAGGACGCAGCGGTAGTTTCACACCCGGTGCGCCCTGTAAGACACTGGTTCGCGAACCCGCATTATTTCCGTAATTGTCATAGGAGACGCTCACCATGGGATTCACCCCACGCGCATACACATTAATCGCTTCTGAAATACGATCTCCACTACCCTCTTGTGCCAACAAAATTCCTTGTGTATCTCCCACCTTGTCGATCCTTCTGGTAAAAATACCCGTATTTGGATTGGCAAGGATGTTCATATTTGTTCCCCACATCTCCACGCTTGGAAGCGTGACCTTGCGGGTGGTCGTCAAGCAATCATAAGATAATCCACCGGCACTCATTTTTCTTTTGAAACGAGAATTATTTTTTTTTTTTCGTCTATCCAACCCAGGCCTTCTTAAATGCCTTCGCGTCCATGTCCGTGTGATGAGAAAGAAAAAAACAATAAAATAAAAAATAGGTTTTTATTTTGGAACAAAAAAATAGATGAGCTCTTCTTCTTCTTCTTCTCACTTTTTTCAATTACCCTTGGAACTTCGGCGTCACATCCTCCTTTTTATGGCTTCGCCGTTGCGTTGTCACACCTGTCATTCCCGATGGGAAGGACAGGAGGAGGGATGGCGTATCCTCACTCCTCGTTACCTGTTTTGTAGCCAGGCATGTTATCTCGGGATTCCTTGATACCCGTTGCATTCGACAGAACGGCTTCCAGATCATCCAGAGACGGTCGTTCTCCTGGAGGACCCATCGCTTTTTGCAAGAGCGGATGTATCACTCCTGTCATATGTCCCGACCGAAACGATTGGATCCGTAAAATACGTTCCATCTCCGTAGTGAAAGAAATGGACATTTCAAAAAATATCACACAAAGGCTGTAAATATCGGCCTCCATTCCCAACGGCGTTTCTTTCTCTCCCTCTTTTTCCTCCTCCTCTCGTCGATATTGTTCCGGGGGTGCATAGAGCGGTGTTCCCAGATACATCGAGGACGGTTTGCACGCCAGAGGAGTGGTTTCTCCGCTACCATCACTACCACCATGACCAAACAAAATCTTGGCCAAACCAAAATCACTAATTTTGATCGAATTATTGTAAAGAAGCATGTTTTCAGGTTTGAGATCACGATGCAAGATGCCTTGAGAGTGTAGATACCGCACGCCTGAAATCATCTCGCGTATAAAACGCAGATCATCTTTTCTCGGAAAGACTCGCTGATTGTTTTCTCTCAAATAACGATACAGCGTCGATTCACAAAATTGCATACGGATGCATAAAAAAAATCGCGGAAGAGGATTGATGGATTCCTGAATTTGTTCTTCTCCTTCTTCTTCCCCTGCCCCCGAAGAGGAAGAAGAGGCCAGAGACGAGATGGATTCCGAGGAAAGTGTGCCCATGATAACACCACTCTCCGTAGGACTACTGACCGACTCTAACCAGGAATGATAATATCGTACAATGTGCTCATGGTCAAGACCTGATAATACACGTACTTCACGAAGGGTATTTCCAGCGGTTTCATGGGTAAGAAGAACTCTCTTGACGGCATAGACATGATCATCCAACGGATAATGTTCACGATACACTTTACCAAACCCTCCCTTTCCAATGAGTGTCATCGGTACCGTGGATAGAGCATTGTTGACCAATGCTGGTAGAGAAGAATAGGACATTAATGATGATACTAAAGAGAAAACCTTTTTTGTTTTTCTCCAAGATTTCATTTTTTTCTTTACATCATGGGCTCGTAAAATTTATCCCATTGAAATGGTTTTCTTTTTTGCAAAGGATTTCTAAACACAAGTCTTTCCATTGTTTCCGGTGTGATCATTTCACTCAATTCTTCAATAAAGCGTTGCATAACAATCTCCGAAGGCGCTTCAAAGCGCGACAAGAGAGGGAAATTCACATCCTCGATATGCACATATCCCGAAGGAATCTTGTGTTTCAGCGCCACAAGAAAGATACGACGGGCATCCTTCAAATAAATTTCTGTCATCGTGGCCGTGTGATAGACTCTCGCCAACAGATCATGAAAACGTGATCGAAAGACCTGCTGTTCCATTCCAAACAAAGGTGCAAATTGACGAATCATCTTCTGTTGTTGCTGTCGTTGTAATCGTTGTCGTTGTTGTTGTTGTTGTGCTGCAAGCGCAAGTGCAATCACTTCTGTCTCCGTGTCCATCTCTTCTTCGTCGTCTTCTTCTTCTTCGACCGCACCGCCACCGCCACCACCACCACCACCCGACCTGGATTTCTTCTTCTTTTTCTTCTTCTTTTTGGCGGATGCTGCACCGCCCCCACCACCGCCTGTCGATATATCGCCGATCTGTGCAGCAATTTCCTGAGCGGTTTTCGAATGTGTCAATTTTAGATGAGCTCCTCTTATGGCGGTCTTCAAAGCGTGACTCAATTTCTTTGAAAAACCGGGATGAATAATGGGAACCAACGTATTATAAAGAGTTTGAGGTATTGCGTTATTTAGAACTCTACTGGCTTCCAAGTCCAGAAATTCGATTGTCACCGACTTGATTTTATACTTTTTGATTTTCGGTAAATATTCCTTTTCTGACGTGAGTTTGAAAGAATCCTCCGGGATTTCTACAATCCGGGCCAAATTTTTGGAAAATTGATCAATCGTTTTCTTATCCGCAAAGGCTTCTTGTCCTTCATCAAATTTGACAGTAAAGGTCAAAGGAGAAAGTTCGCCAGATTGTACCGCCAATTCCTTCCCGTGTTCACACATCTCCCGATAATCTACTGCGGTAAGTGTGTTTAAAAGAGGTGTCAAGGAATCATCATAATACTGTATATCAATTTCGCTGATAAATAGTATAGGTTGCATTGCTACGGTAAAACCCACTGCTATTGAATCACTGGCGGGTGCCACACCACGCCTGTCTCGAATCCAATCGCGTAAATAGGTTGCCATTCCACGAGTCAGCATGACCCTCCAGTCCTGAGTGATCATGAATGAATTATCCCGCACGGTGATAAAAGGAAGATACAAAAACCCAGATCTTTTAGTAAGAGGTGCTGGAGGAGCAGCCGCACCGCCACCGCCTCCGCCACCCGTTGTCGACATATTTTTTTATTCTCTTTTTCTTCTCTCCACGAAAAAAAAAAAATCAATTAGACCGTTTGTTGTATTTCACTCAAATATTTCAAATATTGCGTATTGACATCTGGCTTAAAACCCCGTGCATGCATCTCTTTCCATAATTGCTTGACTTTTTCCAAATCACCGTGTTCTGCAAAATAGAGAATCATATAATTATAGCTTTGTCTTGTATGTTTCATGCCTATTCTGTCCATCTCTTCCCATAGTTGCCTTGCCCCCTCATAATCTTCATCTTCCATATATATTCCTATCATGAGAGGTAAAGCTTTTCCTGCATGGGGAACACGGGCCGGCCAGTTTTTTGTCCAGAATGTAATGGCTTTGTCGCGAATGAATGCATTTCTTCTCTCTGAATAATAATACAGTATTAGATTTTCAAAGACTTGTAGACGTGGCTCCATTCCATTCTTAAAAAGCTCTTCCCACAACCCTTCGGCTTCATCAAACCATTTATGTCTACCGAGAAGGCTTATCATATAACAATAACCATCTCGACTCCCCATGATATCGCGTGATACCATTTCGTCCCAAAGATCGATTGCTTCTTTAAACTCATCGTCGCTCCATAAAATTCCAATCATATCACCATAGGCCTGGGCATCCGGTTGAACCCCATGGTTTGTTACCATATCATTCCAAAACGCAATGGCTTTATCACGTATCTCTTTGGTATCCGAATTCTCATAATAGAGGGTAAACATATTAAGATACGTTTCTTTGCTGGGTTCTATACCATCTCGAAGCATGTCGTTCCAAATCGTCACTGCTTTTTCCAAATCATACTTCTCTTGTAAACATGACATGATCTTGTCTTCATACTCTTTTTTAGCGTTCTTGGATTTCTTGGATTTCGGAGAAATCTTCTCTATCTTTCTTTTGGGTTTCTTCTTCTTTTCCTTTTCCTTTTCCATCACCTGCAACCAACAATCCAAAAGAGGTTCTCTGTCCTCCTCCTTCACTGATAAAGGATCAAGAATTTTTCTCAATTGCTGACGAATCACCTTTGTTGTCGTTTTGTTGGAACGAATGGCGTCATGAATAATCTGATACACCGCTTCCTTATGTTGCTGTTGCATCGATCTATTTTTAATTCAAAAAGAATTAAAAAAAAAAAGAGGGACGAAATATTTTATTGCGGAATTACGTACAGAGAATCATTGATAACAATATCGCGAATCATCTTTTCCTGGATCGTTTCAAAATTCTGCAACAACGGTGCCAGATGAATCACCTTGGCTACCTGAACCAGTGATTGCACGAAATTCGTCAATCGCAAAATATTCTTGATAAAATTGCCTTCAAAATCCTTATAATAACTGCGAATCTCATGCCACGGCTTCCCCTCATACCAATCCCTGGCACACCGCATCATCGTCCGCGATAGATCCCAATCCTGCACAAACACAAACGGTAATTCTTTGACCAGCTCCATCTCCTTGGACCGGTATTCATCCGCCCATTCCCACAGCGCCTGTGTACATTTCTTTTCCTTGTCCGATTCAAATACCACATCGCTCCATAACAAACTTTCCCTTTCTCTTTCCCTATCCGCCACAAACAAGGAAAACACCCCGATCATCGACGATGGACTCAGCAACGATTCTCCCTCTTTAAAAAATTCCGAATCCAGCAATCGCGAAACCAACATACCATTTCCTTCATGAATCGATCGGAGCAAGACTCCTCTTCGCGTCAGCGCACAGTCCTCTTGCATGAAACCCTCTTTCTTGAGAAAACCATGGAGAACAGACACCTGCAACTGCCATCGTTTATCGTGAAACGCCAATTCCGTTTCCAGTTCAGTGCGTTGGCGATGCCTCTCTCGGCGTCGAGAGATGGACTTTAATATTTCTTCTGGAACAAGACGACGAATCTCCGAAATCCGTTTCCGATATTTCTTTTCCATCTTTTTATCCAACCGAATGTATCCATCCGGTACGAGTTTTTCCTCACATGCTTTAAGCTCTTCAAACAGCTTTTCTTGTTCTGGATCGAAACCTTTTGTATCCACCGTGCTCTCGTTCTCGACCAGGACCGGCCCAAGAGAAGATCGACGCGCCGTGTACTGATCCATCGAAAGCCTGTCCTGTTGTAAGAAGAAAAGCGTACTTTTCAGCACGGTTTGCTCCTTCTTTTTGTCTTCTTCTCCTTGATCGATGCCTTCACCGAGGATAACCGTGAAATCCACCGACAGACGACTTTCAATCGTCTTGGGCGGTGCCGTAATCATCTCCCGTAACATGGTCTCGGAAAGCATGTAAGGGTGGGGAAGGATCACGATAGTTCCAGAAGGATCCAATCCACGTCGTCCTGCTCTTCCCGCCATCTGTAGATATTCCTCCGTGTACAGCGCCCGTTTCGTCTTGCCATCGAATTTTTGCAGATTCGTAAAAACAGTCGTCTTGGTAGGTGCATTCACACCGAGAGCAAACGTCTCCGTGGCCAACAGAATAGGTACCAATCCCTCTGTGTACACAATCTCAACAATCTCTTTCAGAATAGGAATCATCCCGGAATGATGGATTCCGATCCCTTTTTGCAAAAGGCCGTGCACCAAATTCCATTGTTCTGTCGTTTCATAATACTTGGCATACTTGTGAAGATGATGTCGCCACAACTCCTCGATACGGGCAATCTTGAGATGATCGGTTTGCATCGCACGCATCGCCTTGGCCTGTTTTTCGACAAGATCACGATTGAGCAAAAACACCGTCGCTGGAAGCATTTCCTGTTTATCCAGAAAATCGATGCATTCCAGATATAAATGAGAAGTCCATGGACGACCCCGGTAGTATTTGTCGGCACTTGTGGCGACCTGACCCACGACACCATGATGCCATTTCGTCTCTTGTTCCAGAAACGTGTGGAGTCGGCCATCCCAATACAGCGTGTGTTTCAGTGGAACAGGACGCCGTACCGTGGATACCAGATGACAGGGTATTTGTTTCATATCTCCGATCCATCCTACAAATGCGAGTGGATCCGACAGTGTTGCCGATAGCATGACGAGCTGGATGTCGCGGTTCAGATGGACCAGGATCTCTTCCCACACTCTTCCCCGGTCCTGATTGTTGATAAAATGCACCTCGTCCAGGACGACACAGGACACCTCTTCCAGTGAAAAATAAGATGGAATATCTTTGGCAATTAGAAAATTCCGAAGAATCTCCGCCGTCATAATCAAACATGAAGCATCTGGATTGATCTTGATATCTCCCGTCAGAATCCCGACTCGGCCTTCAAACGCCTCTCCAAACTCTTTGTATTTTTGATTCGAAAGTGTCTTGATCGGAGAGACATAGATGACTCTCTTACCCAGAGCAAGACATCGGGCAATCGCGTAAAGCGCAAGCACCGTCTTTCCACTTCCCGTATGCGCACATACCAGAAGATTCTCACCCTCATCAATCGCCTTGCAACCATGCTGTTGGAAATGATCTAACGGATATTTGAATTGATGATACACGGTGGGTGGATCCCCACTATATTTCTCCAGAGCCGGATGTTCTCGTATGAAATTGCTTTTCTGTTTTTCCATATATGACTTGAACGATACAAACAAAACACAATTTCATCCGTCCAATTTTTTTTTTGTAAAGCGATCCCAAAAAAAAAGTCTCTGATAATTTTTAATTTTTTTAAAAAATCCAAATACTTTCTATTTTTGATTTTTTTGTCGTCAAAATCATTCCATCACCCAGTCACTCCTATCTCTTCTTGTCTTCTTATCCTGCCCTACCACCAGGCGGTACGACCGCCTGGTTGGCTGTCCTTTTCATGAAAAACATGTTTTTTTTTTGGTAAGCGATCCCAAAAAAAAAGTCTTTGATAATTTTAATTTTTTTAAAAAATCCAAACACTTTCTATTTTTGATTTTCTTGTCGGTCAAAAAAAACATTCCATCACCCAGTCACTTCTATCTCTGCATGGTCCCTTTCCGTACCTCCATCGTTCCGCGAGAAAGAACGGCTTTTTATGTTCTTCCCGGAGATGCGGGATGGTAATGGATTTCCAAAAAATTTTGCCGGATGTGCCTCCCGAGGCCTTGATTGAAACGGATATCATTACTGTGAGGCCCGTCTACGCGCGAGGAGAAGTCCTGGAATTCTACAAGGAATTCTTGCTCAACATCTTGTGTAATCGAATCGAGTTTTTTTCCCAAAAAAAAACCTTTTTATAAATTTTTTTTTCCCCAAAAATAAAAAAATGGGAGGCAGTAGTTCAAAAATATCTACCATACTAAATTCACAAAGAAGTTGGAATGTCCTTGATTATTTGAAACAATACCCGAAGAGCAAAATCACTGTTGCGGATATGGAATTAGCAAGTTTGGTATTGTCGCCTGACAATTTTTTAGAGTTTTTAGACCATGTGGGAAATAAAAAGGATTTAAAAAACATTAAAAAAGGAGTGTTGACAAGGACTCAAAGTGAGGATCAGAATGATCAACTTAATATCATTATTTTAAAACTCTTGAAATATTATGGCTTAAAAAGAATCTCCAATTGGAATGCTAATAAATATCTGGAAACATTTTTAAATGTTGATATGAACAATCGTCGACAAATCCAACAAAGAGTACAAATTATTAGTTCCTGAAAAGACAAGACATTCATTGACGACGTACTACCACATGTCGATCAAACAATGGAATAAAAAAAAAAATGTACCCAATAAAAATAATAATGATGGTCGTAAATTTTTTTGTTGTTAGCTTTTTAATAGTTATACTCGTACTTACGGCTTTGCTTTTTAGCAAAATGAATCAAAATAATGAAGATTATATTTCTCTTCCTGGATGTAAGAAGGGCTCTTTTACACGTTGTACCAATTGTGAAGGAAAACAAAATTGCGAAAATGCAGGTTGCAAGGTGAACTCAAACAATGATTGTGTACCATTTTAGGTGGCGTCATCAAGATCGTTTTTTTTTTGGTAAGCGATCCAAAAAAAAATGTCTCTGATAATTTTTAATTTTTTTAAAAAATCCAAACACTTTCTTTTTTGATTGTCGTCAAAAATCAAAACAACACCCAGTCACTCCTATCTCTGCTTGTCTTGTTTTCCTGCCTTACCACCCAGGCGGTACGACCGCCTGTTAATTAATCCTTTTCATGAAAAACATGTTTTTTTTTGGTAAGCGATCCCAAAAAAAAAGTCTTTGATAATTTTTAATTTTTTTAAAAAATCCAAACACTTTCTATTTTGATTTTTGTCAAAAATCAAAACGACACCCCATTACTCCTATCTATGCTTGTCTTGTTTTCCTGCCTTATTACCAGGCGTTAGTGACATTACGTTTCTCCGACACCTTGAAGAACCCCCATATCAAGGTACTCGGACTGCATCGACGCGTTGTGTCCTCGTTGTCCAATAAGGAGAAAGAGGAGCTCTTTCACACGTTCCTCGGTAGGCGCGTTCAAGAATTCAAGAATGTGAAAGTGCAGAAAGCTGTTGGGATGACAGTGGATCCTTAAAAACATTTTGAATCCATTCCGCAACGGCTTTCTCTTGTAAATTTGTTGAAGTTAAAAAATCATCCCATAATAATTGGTTTGATGTTTGTTTAAATTGTTGTTGTCGGGGGGGGTACGGTAGTTGTTGTTGTTGTTGTTGTAAAAAAGAATCTTTTCTACTTGTTTGTAATAATTTCATGTATTGTAAAACCGTGGACAATTTGTTACGTAATTTTTGAACCTTTTGTTTTTCTTGTCGTTTTGCCTGACGTTGTTGTTGTGGAATGTTTTGTAATGTTAAAAATTCAAGTCTCCATTGTTCATTGGTAAATAAACTACGTCCCCACAAATAATTTAAAAAATATACAGGAAATGTAACCGTAGGTGCAATTTTCCGGAAAAAAAGCGCCCTACTATTGACATTTGCTGTGGAAAAACAGTCTTTTATTATCTGAAAATGAATCATTTCCAATAACGTTCTTAAGTTTGACTTGTGATAGTAAAATTCACCATTATTCGTCTCAAAAAAACTTTTATAGTAATGAACATCCTCTGTAAAGCTTGTCCATGTAATGGGAGATATGGCGGAAGTGGATGGCTGGAAAGGTACCAATGTCGAAAAAACACCACCCAAGGGTTGTGGTAAACCATTGAATTTATAAACCACTCCCCACCAAGATTCATCGGGGGGTATATTAAATTGTAGGTGGATTTTCAAGCACTCTTTCCATAATTTTATTAGAAAATTCTTGTATTTTATTTTTGAACGCAGGAATGGTAAAAGAAGTTTTTGAAGAGAAGAAAAACGAAGACCCATCCATTGTGAATGAACAAAAGGTTGTCCCGCTGCTGCTCCATCTCCTCCATAAACACAATCTGGAATGGTAGGATGAATAGTGGTTATATGACGTATAAACTCTGGAGTTTGTAATTGTGTAGGATCTCGAATAGGAATATCATAACCTGATAAAATATATAACATACCATCCTCTTCTATTGGATGTTTATCCATAATAATCTTGATACTCCGAATGGTCTCCACAACGATGGAAAAAGAACCCCAAGACGTTTTATTCATATATATGGGTATGGGTTTTTCTATTCCTGTTGTTAACCTGTACTTGTTACAGAAAGGTTCTGAAAAGTGTAATGAAGGGGATAAACGACGATTACTTACTACGTGTAATCGAGTGGTTCCTTTATTTGTTTTTTCCATCCATAAATCCCATACGTTTGGTTGAGTCACGCCACCATGAGCAAGCATTAAAAATTCATAATAAAATCTTGGTTGTTGTTGTCGTTGTCGTTGTTGACGATGTTGCGTGGACATTTTATTCTTCAAAATTAAAAAATTTTTTAAAAATAGTATTCAGGTAAAAATTGATTCATGTCTTGTTTTACAGATCAATGCGGATTTTTCTTAAGAGTACTACGTGCGTGCGTTAGATTTAAAGAGACGTGGGTAGTGAAATGATATTATAGTAGCTTCAAGTCTAAAAAAAATTTTTTTATAAAAAAAAAATTTAAAATAAAATAATGGATTTTTGGTACAATTTTTTTCTCTTTGCTTTTTTGATCGTCATTTTGGTCCTTGTCATCTTGATTTATGTGAATGTAAATTCACAAGAAGATCAGATGGAAGATCAAGTAGAAGATGTTCTTGATGCGGTCGAGGTCATTGCCGCTACTTCTCCGCGATAAGGGTCCGTTGCCAAGCCTAAAGAAGAAAGGATCTTCTTGGCTCGCTCCACACCCAATTTTCTTGTCTTGGTACCATCCGTCACAGGGATGGGAATCTCTGCCAAAAAGCCCTCCGCGCCTGTAGGTCCGGTCTTGGCGCTCTTTTTCTTTTTTGGTATTTTTTTCTTGATTGTCGGTGTTTCTTCTTCGGGCGCCACTGGCGCTACTGACGCTACTGGCACCGGTTTTTCTTCTTCTTCCGTCACTACGACCACTTCACATTTCTTGCATTTTTCAAAAAATTCCTGTAGACTCGAGCTTTCTCCGGCGATGGCCCCGGCCATGGCACTGGAGATGCCCGAGACCGACTGTAAGAAAGCCAACAGATAATGACGTGGGGTCTGTACATCTTTCTTCGTCTTTGCCATCGTCCGACTCAAATCCTCAATGCGTGTCGTGACCGTATCCTCGATATTTTTGAACAATGTCTTTTGCTCGGTAAGCCATACCACATAATCAGCGCTTTCTTTGATAGACTTGGTTCTCCACACGGCGAATCCGTACAAGATGGCCAGACGATGGATGGTCTTGAGACAGGTATCTCTCGGCGTCGTGCCCACATCCTCGGGCTTACCCTCGATCAAATAAAGAACATGATGCTGGGACGGAGACGCCCTCGACCATTCTAAGAGACGCGCGCGCTGTTCCCGGAAACGCCCATCCGTGATCGACGACCACAAATCACACCACGTTTTCCTCTCGATGCACAACCGGTGCTCCATAGGAAACACAAACAAAAGATCACCAATCACGAGATTTTCTTGTCGGTAGGTGACCCGTTCCCCAAGCGCAGTCATGAGCCCGCGCTCGCGCATATCAATCTCTAATGATTCCATTTTTTTATTCTTGTATCGGCATGATTGCTTAATTAGGTGTGTAAATCAGGACCTGTACAATGAGTTTATCTTTTTTTCTCGAGGTATCGGCACCGGTACTGGCACTGGCACTGGCAATGGAATCAATGGAAAATCACGACATGTTCCTGGGAGACCCTGTATGTACAAGTGACAATACATATGCCGTGGACAATCCCACTGATCGTAACACCAAAACGATGATTTCTTCGCTATCATTAATACCCCAATAAAAAAAAGCCTCTTCATGATCGATCCTCTATTTATACGATCCGGAATCTTTTTTTTAAACACTCTCAAAAAAAAAACTGAAGGCCTGTTTAAGAATATGATTTCTCTAAAACAAACAAAACAAGCTATCCAAAGATAGAAGATGAACCAGAATCAGCTTTCAGACTACGATTTCAAGACCGAGAACATGGTGTTTTCCAAGCCCGAGATTGGGAGCATCCCAGGACAAAAGATCAATTTCAAGAGGGTGCGCATCGCGTGTCGCAACCCGGACAGCAGTATTGGTGATCTGATCTTCTCTACGCCCGAGAAGATCCACACCTTTGGCCTCCAGGAGTCGCGTGACCTGACTTCTAATAAGCTGAATGGCTATGTGCTTCCTCTGTGCCTGTGGGGAAGGAATGGACCTTCGGAGAATGAGAAGAAGTTTACGGACGTGTTTAGTCTTGTCTCCGATCATTGCAAGCAGTACCTCTTGGAGCACCGTGAGGATATTGAGAAGTATGATCTGGATATGTCGGATCTGAAGAAATTCAATCCCCTGTTTTGGAAGATGGACAAGGGGAAGCCCGTGGAGGGCAAGGGACCTATGCTTTATTCCAAGGTCATCATGAACAAGAAGAATAACAAGATCTCGACGATCTTTGTGGACGAAGCGACCAACAAGGAGATTGATCCTTTTACGATCCTGAACAAGCCTTGTAGCGTGACGGCTGCGCTCAAGTTTGAGAGTATTTTTATTGGCAACAAGATTTCTCTTCAGGTGAAGCTGTATGAGGTGGTGGTGCGCTTGATTGAGAACAACAGCATGCGTGGTCTCTTGCGTCCTAATGCCGGGAAGATCGAGGCGGCGCCTACCGTGCCTACGGCTTCGGTGGGCAAGTCGTTGGAGGTGAATATTTACAATTCGCTGGGACACGATGATGAGGAGGACGACGAGGACGAGGAGGAGGATGTGGATAACAAGGAGGAAGGAGAGGATGAGGAGGACGATGAGGAGGACGATGATGGCTCGATCGTGGTGGAGGAGGCGCCCAAGGCTGTGGAACCACCTGCACCAGTCGCTACCACGGAGACCACCGATGCAGAGTCAGCCACCGCACCTAAGAAACGCGCGCCTGCAAAGCGGGCTTCTGCTGCAAAGAAGGGTTAGATTAGGCATTGGTTCGCAGGTCGCCATAGAAACAGAGGATGAGGACCACCAGGATGAGTAGTAAGAAGCATAAGATGAGGGTATAGGAATGTGGGGTTGTTGAATTTATTTTTTCTTCTTCTTCTTTTCTCTTTTTCTTTTGTAGACTGGAGTATCCTTCCTTAATAACGGGTTCGGATTCCTTAATAACGGGTTCGGGTGGGGGTTGTAGCGGTACGAGCGCCGTCACGGCAGCATTGGGATTATCCGCGAATGTATCCACTCCGGTCCCCATCATCGCGGGAAGAAGCCCGGAAGTGGGTGAAGGAGCAGGAGGAGATTTTTGAATTTCTTTGATCGCGGCATCCATCTCTGGGCTGATGATCTGGACCTCACCAATGAACGGTTCGTAGGGATAGACGGTAAAGACGGTGTTGCGCAGGCTTATGGAATAGATAAGCTCAGTGGGTTGAAAATCGTTCGGGCATCCTCCCGGCATCGTAGCGATGTCAAACGTCGCATAGCCGAATCCATCGTACAGCTTGTTCGTTCCACTGATTATAATAGGAACATTAAGGAATCCATATTGCTTGATATAGGATACAGCCTCGAGAGAGGGTTTGATAAAAAAGACCGGATTAAATTCTACATTGTCGTAGGTGAGCTGGGTCCAATATAAGATCTTGATTGGTTTCATGAAAAGGAGTAAGGTTTTTTTTTTAAGGATAAAAAAAAAATTTACCTTTTTATTCTGTTTTGTTAAAAGACAATGATGCAACGTGGAGATCGAATTTTATATAACAATTCTAATAAACAATTGTACGGCGTCTTCTTGAAGGATCCGGGATCCAGAAAAATAACGATCCTTCTGGATCACACCGATCATTATGCTTATTGTATGCAAGGGAATGGGAAGGAAATCGTTTCGACAGAGCGCCGTACAGTGCAATTAGTGCATGATGTCCTCTATCCGGGAATCACGCATGATCTGGTGCGTATTAATAAAGGAAACAAACAATGGGCGTGGCAACTTTATGACGAGGCGTCTTGTCAAGACAAGGAATATATAGTCATCTGTCGACCCTCGACGGCCACAGAGCCCGAAAGAGATCGATATCATACGATTCTGAATTATTTTCAAATGCTTTGCTCGCTTCCTGCGGTTCATAAATTGTTTTTCTCTCTTGAGATGGAAATTCAGTTTGATCAAGAAATGTACAAGGGAAGGATGATCGGCGTCTCTCCCAATCACAAGTACTTTCTCTTTTCTCCTTCATGGGATGTTTCCGATTATCAATGCTTTAAAACTTTTGATCCGACTCTTCCCCCGGATATCCGATTTCTGTCCATCGATCGAGTAGAACGACCCGCCCCTGTTATCCCACGAACCTTTTTTCATAAAGGTACCGCATCGTCCTGGCAATCGATCATGCAGGTCTTCAAAAGAGATTACATGGATATACTCCGTCAAATGGGCCACACACATCCCGAAGACAGGGTCACTCTGGGTTATCAACTTCAAATACCGGATACCCCTTCTTTTTGTGTGACAATGAGCCTCCAGCACGAAACGGTCACGGTGGAAATGAACTCCTTTGGGGATAAGACCAATATGCATTATCTCTCCAATCTTTTGGTCTCCGAAAATGGTCCCTTTTATACCCACCCCCCGCTTGTCTATATCGAGGAACCCAGTGTCAAGACAAATCCCAGCGATTGTATCCAGGCAACCGCTCAATGCCATTTGTCCATCCGACATCGACCCTCTTCCTTTCTTATCCACAATCCTGGGCTCTATCGCAAAGAATCCGATGATTTAACTATTGTTCCGCCCACTGTTCTTTTACTTCCCGTTCATTTGATGGATTGTGCCCAACTTCCCATCAAGATGGAGATCTTTCCGGTAGATCCAAAAAATGGTTGCCAACCCAAAAAAGAGTCGGACATCAAGGATAGCTATCTGGTTACGGTGTTGTATCGACCCCAAACCACCACGTTTCCCTCGACAAAGATGGAGATCAAAACACTGGGATGGTTTGTTCCAGTGGACAAATACTTTGCACTCAAGAAGAATTTCCGTGAAATGCTTCAATACACGATCGAAATCATCGCTGTGGAATTGGGTGTCGATATTCTCCAACTGGATGATCAATCATATATAAACATCCATGGTATTACCCATACCATGATCGATACCTTTAATCTCTATCCTGAACAGCTGGAGCCTCTTCCACCGGGTAGCACCACCACGACACGGAAGCCAAAACCACTTCTTCATCCTCCTTTTTTCAAGGTTCTGCGCTCTCTTGATCGTGGTGTCACGCTCTATACGGATATGGGATTTTTTTGTCTGCCCAAGATTCTATTGGATGCCGTAGATGGGATTCTTGGTGTGCCCGTCGAAACAGAAGTATTGGATAGAATGATTCATTTTCTGAGTGTGCTGAGCCGGACCATCGGTCGTGTGATTCATGAGCTGGCGATGTCCATTCCTATCGCCGAATTGATGAAAGAGGAAGACAACGATTTTTTAAAAGATGCTACAAGAATCCTCCTGTCCATGTCGTCAACAGGAAAGAAGATGAAAATTGTGGTAGAAGAGGTTGACTTACAACACAAAAATGTGAGTCATATGGCTACAAGGTTTATTCAACTTTTCAGACAACATCCTCCAAACCTTCGAGATCATCAGGATTATCGGGATACCGTAAGGCGAGAAAATATATGGCAATTGTACAGCCGATTCTCGAGAATGGTGTTTACTTTTTACAAAAATTATATACGTGATATGAACACTCCAGAGGGTCAAATCCACTATTTTGATCTTTATATGAACTATGTGCTACCCTTTGTCAAAATTAATGGAGAGAATGACTGGACGTCGGTGAAATTATTGGCGAATCTGTCTCTGATCTACAGCGTTATTGAAATGGAACCCTCTTGGATTCGTTTGAGAATTATTACATTAATTTCATTAGAAGAGCGAATCAAGATGCTCCGGGTATTGTTGTGGGGTTACAACTCGGTTTTTTCTTCCACAAGAATGTACCGGAACCGTGATGGACAATTTCATTTCAAGAAGTTGCCTCCTCGTTGACCTTTTCACTCTTTTTTCGTTTTGGATTCTTGTTTTTGCGATTGTATTTTCGTTTGGGTTTTTCAGCGGTATCCTTTGACGGTTCCTCTAACGGCTCTTCCTCGACGGGGACCGTCGTAGAAACTTCTTGTGGTTCAACAGGTGCGGTGTCTTCTACCACCACTACCTCCACCACTTCCTCCGTGGTCGGCGTCTCGGGGACAGCAATGGGGACCGTCGAGGAAACTTCTTGTGGTTCAACAGGTGCGGTGTCTTCTTCCACCACCACCACTTCCACCGTGGTCGGCGTCTCGGGGACAGCAATGGGGACCGTCGTAGAAACTTCTTGTGGTTCAACAGGTGCGGTGTCTTCTTCCACCACCACCACGTCCACCACTTCCACCACAGTTGTTGGTGGGGAGTCCACAACGGCCTTTGATTCCAAAATTTTTATTTCCTTGATCATTTCTTCTACAACAACGGGTTCAATCGCCACAGGATAATATCCGTGAAAACGTCTTGACAAGATTTTAGAGTTCTTCATTGGCTTTTTTTTTTACACCTGAAAAAAAAAAAATTTATTGTCGCTGTTCCCTCCAAATGAATGGAAACCTTCTCTTTCTCACCAAAGAATATGGAAGTGCATCGACTCTCTCTATCTGCCATTACTTCGACGAACCTCATCAAACTCGGGCTCACCAGCGTGTCATCCAGGAAGGCATCCAGGGCATCGTCTATACCCCAACAGCGTTTATGACAACTTGTGTCAGATATTCCGCAAGAGTGATTTCATATTTTTCTAAAACAGCAATCAGCATTGGATACTCCTCATTGTCTTTGAGAAGGTGCTTCTTGATCATTTCAAACGCCATGTCTCGATTGTTTCCAAAGAATCGCTGGATACAAGAAATAGCCAGGTATATGGTCTTTTCTTCTAATCGATACGGTCCAAGTTCTTCCGGGGATCGACGTGGTTGAAAATCGAAATCATCGACGCCTTTTTTGGTAACATTATAGTCCAACTGTGCCCGCTTATACAGTTTCCCTCCGGGAATATATTGATAATCGATCTCTCGTTGTTGATAAGCCATTAATTTCTCGGGCAACTCGGAGAAACATTGATCTGATTGGGTATAATTCAATATCATATCATCAAGGCCTGATGCTCTTTGAAAGAGGATGTCTCTAAACAACTCATCGGACTCATAATCGGTTAGATCAAATTTCCATTCAAGAAAAAGAACAATGTCCTTCCAGGAGACATCTTTGGGTTGTAAATATTTTTTCTGGAACTCCTTGGCATTTAAAGTAGATCCTTTGGATTTTTCATATTCCTCAATAGACTCCATTTCCAAAGGAGTGTAAATTCTTTTCATCCTATCATCGATTTTCATTCTTGATTTTATAGAGGGTTTGATTTTATAACCAACACGATATTCATCTTTTTTTTCCCACACATCCCATTTTTTATTTACTACCCAATAGTTCATTTTTTTCCATGATAATAAGGATATTTCATCATTAGGAATTCTTTTATGAAATAATGCGATTTCTGAAAAGGGAGCATGAATATTTAACCAATTCACCACAGACGTAGCATCCTCATGGGATAATAATTTCATTTCTTTATTTTATAAATGTGTGTAAGAAAAAAAAAAAATGGTAGTGGAGGCAGTGGGCAAAACAAGCCATCACAGGGCTGGACGATTTCACAATTCTCAATAGGTTTCCAGGAAAACTGATGTACTAAACCAATTTATAGAAACGGGCATCAACAGAACAAAAAATGTCTTCCGAGAATGACAATCATTATGTAGAAATTTGGAAGATGAAAAAACTCGTCCAGAAATTGAGAGACGCTCGCGGTGCTGGCACCTCCATGATCAGCCTCGTCTCTCCACCAGGCACCGCGATCCCTCAAATCAATCGCATGCTGACGGAAGAATATGGAACCGCGACCAATATCAAGAGTCGTGTCAATCGGCTCTCTGTCCTGGACGCCATCACCTCTACCCAGCAACGTCTCAAGCGCTATAACCGTATCCCTACCAACGGATTGTTGCTCTATTGCGGGACCATCCTTACTCCGGAAGGTAAAGAGAAACGTGTGACCATCGATCTGGAGCCTTTCAAGCCCATCAACACTTCTTTGTACATGTGCGACAATCGATTCCACGTCGATTGTCTGAAAGAACTTTTGGAAGATGAGGATGTCTATGGTTTCATTATCATGAATGGAGATGGGTGTCTGTACGGCACCCTTCAGGGCAATACAAGAAATGTCTTGCATCAGTTTGGGGTAGAACTGCCCAAAAAACACGGTCGTGGTGGACAGAGTTCGGTTCGTTTTGCCCGATTGCGTATGGAAGCGCGACATAATTATGTGCGAAAAGTTGCCGAGCACGCCACCCAGCATTTCATCTCCGATGGGGAACGATGCACGTTGAAAGGCATTGTTCTGGCGGGATCGGCGGATTTCAAGACCGAGTTGTCAAAATCCGATCTGTTTGATGCCCGTCTGAGTGCCAAGGTCTTACAGATTGTAGATATCGCCTATGGGGGCACGGCGGGATTCAATCAGGCCATTCAATTATCAACGGAATGTCTTGGCAACATCCGGTACGTCCAGGAGAAGAAATTGCTCCAGCAATTTTTTACCGAGTTGCAGATGGATAGTGGCAAGTCTTGCTATGGGATGGAAGATACGATCACCGCACTGGAGATGGGTGCTGTGGAAGTGCTGATGATCTGGGAACAATTGCCCGTAGAATGTCGTGTGGTCAAGGAACGAGTGTCCGGTGAAGAAACCATGCAGTTATTGAAAACCCCGATGGATGCTCAGAAATATGAGCTGTTGGAACAAATGCCGTTTCTGGAATGGATTGCGAACCATTATCAGAAATTTGGTGCTCGAATGGAATTCATGTCGGATCATTCTCACGAGGGCAATCAATTTGTGAAAGGATTCTCAGGGATCGGTGGCTTGTTGCGCTGGAAGATCGATTTTGATTCGATGAAAGGCGAGGGTTTGGAAACGATCGCGGATGATGGAGATGAGGACAACAACAACAACAACAACGATGCTATGGAATGGGTAGACGATGAGGATATATTTTGAGTGGCGCGCGCCTCTTAAACACGTTGAAATTCAACAAAAGAAACCGTGGGAGGATATTGGCCCGAAACCTGAATAATTCCATTCACGGTTCCTCGAAGAACCTTGTTCTGACAATCGGTTTTGGTGGCCAGGGCGACGCCTGAGAAAGGGAGCGTTCCCGATACAAAATTGAGGGATGGTAATCCTTCCGCATTATATGAGGAAATGGCAATCAAGGGTTCCGTAGAAGGATAACCAGGTAAGGCAAGATAGATTAACCAGGAAGGAGTATTGGGTTCCTGACGAACAATTTCAATCGGAGATTCAAATTGAATGTACGTCGGCGTCGTTCCATTGGAATAGTAAGTACTGTAAAATGTACCGTTATAGTTTCCCGACCAATCAGAATTATTGTCAATTTGACTGCTTTTTGCACAACAATTCTGATTATACATGAATGAATATACGTATTCTATCAATTAAGAATGAAAATAAAAGAAGAAAAGCTTTTTACAACAAAATTTTAGTTGAGATTTCGATTAAAAAAAAAATTTTTTAATATTTTTTTTATGACAAATGTCGGATGCATTAACTTTAACAATTTACAATATGATGATACAATCAAGATCGTTGACCTTGTTTATTTCACAGGTACAAAAAAAGTATTCAAGGTTTTCACAAGAATTGATGGACTGTCTAATCGCAGTTTACAGAAAGCACTTCTCACTGCTTATGGACCTGACTGATAATTATGATAATATATGTCCATTCTTGTCTTTAGAAGATTTGATGAATATGCTGAGCACGGATAAAGGAAAAAAAACATTTGCAGGATGCATCCCGTTTCTATCACGTCAATTAGCATCATTAAAACCATCAATAGAATCTATTTTTGATTGTCTGGAAAAAATCGCGATGAATCCCGAATTAGAAATACGATTTCCGTTTACTCAGGATTATTATAGTCAATTGTCCCAAGAGCAACGACAAATTGCAATAAAGTGCATTTTGGATCTCGGTAGAATACCGTTGACGATTCAAATGATCAATGATATCCTTAATATTGGTTTTGACAAGACAGATTATATCAATATTATGTACACAATCCATTTTATAATCTATGAGATAGAATCCAATTGGGAGTTTGCAAGAGAATTTCATGAACAAATGATTGAACAGCTTATTCCTGAAATATCACCCTTTTCTGATCTACTCATCGAGTTATTGTTTTTCAGAAAGCAAAAAGTATTGGATCAAAAAGACAAAACGCTTCATATCGGAGGTCCTTTCCTAACTTATGATATCGAGATATATAAACATTATTGTAAAATACATGGACCATTAAAAGCATTCCGCATGTTTATAGACAACGACAATAATATTGAACATCGATTGACCAAAATAATAATCCTTATTTTAAAATATTGTCATGTTCATCACCCCGAAACGATAAGACCTATTTTGCAAATTATAGAGGAAAAATACGGTAAAGAGTATTTGATAAAAATTGCGCAAGTTTATCCAGATATTTCTCGTATCATGAAGGAAACATAGTCCCCAATGTAATTAATTTTTATTTGTATATTCAAGGACGGCACCACTATCATTTTCGTTTAATTCCCCCCCCTAATATCTCTCCGTAATACAGAGCGAATAGATCTATAAGGAATGTTTTGAGCCGTTATAAAACGTTCTAATTTATCCAAGGTCCTTCCCTTCTTGTATTCTTCCCTGATAATATCTGTCCATAATTCAGAGCGAATTACTTCATAAGGAATGTTTCGAGCCGTTATAAAAGGTATTAATTCCTCGAACGACATTCTTCCCTTCTTGTATTCTTCCCTGATAAGATCTGTCCATAATTTTGAGCGAATTACTTCATAAGGAATGTTTCGAGCCGTTATAAAAGGTATTAATTCCTCGAACGACATTCTTCCCTTCTTGTATTCTTCCCTGATAAGATCCGTCCATAATTCAGAGCGAATTTTTTCATAAGGAATGTTTTGAGCAGTTATAAAAGGTATTAATTCCTCGAACGACATTCTTCCCTTCTTGTATTCTTCCCTGATAAGATCTGTCCATAATTTTGAAAGAATTACTTCATAAGGAATGTTTTGAGCCGGTATAAAACGTATTAATTCCTCGAACGACATTCTTCCCTTCTTGTGTTCTTCCCTGATAAGATCTGTTAATAATACAGAGCGATCATATTTAAAACGTATATTTTGCGCCGTTATAAAGGGTATTAATTTTTTCAAGGTCCTTCCCTGCTTGTATTCTTCCCTGATAAGAGCTTCCCATGATGAGTATTTTCCATCTTTGATTAGATTAGGATATTCTTTTTCTCTCTGCTCCCATCGTTTTGCCACCTGATCCTTGATTTGTCCTGACGGCAAATCTGTTTCAACCAAGTATTTTTCTGCATCGGGAATGGATAAATATCGTGATATTTGACGATTTATGGCATTCGGTAATCGTATAGTACGCTGTGTACGCCTTCTGATGACAATGTCAGACAGACAATGAATCAAGGCATCGGGTACCAAGACGAGATGAGGAGCAAGCAAGGAACGCAATTGGTCTTGAAGGTTTTGAATGTGTGTTCTTGTGACTTGAACGTCGCTTAAGATCGGTGGTAAGAGTAATTCTGCAATCTGATTCACAATCGTTGTCGTCATCTTTTTTGCTTCCAAAAGGATATATTTTATTTTTTGATAAGATCTCTCCATAATGCAGAGCGATAATATTCATCATCCAAGGTCCTTCCCTTCTTGGGTTCTTCCTTGATAAGATCACTCCATAATGCAGAGCGATATGATTCATAAGGTATATTTTGCGGCGTTATAAAAGGTATTAATTCATCGAACGACATTCTTCCCTTCTTGTGTTCTTCTACGATAAGAGATCTCCATAATTTAGAGCGAATTACTTCATCAGGAATGTTTTGTGGCGTTATTAAAAGTATTGATTCATCGAACGACATTCTTGTATTCTTCCCATATAAGAGTATCCCATAATTTTGAGCGATAATATTCATCAGAAATGTTTCGAGCCGTTATAAAAGGTATTAATTCCTCGAACGAATTCCTTCCCTTGTCAAATCCGATCTGTTTGCGATAAGAAATCCCCATAATTTAGAGCGAATTATTTCAACAGGCATATTTTGTGGCGTTATAAAAGGTATTAATTTCCCTAACGACATTTCTCCCAACATGTATTGTTTCACGATAAGATCACCCGCTAATACAGAGCGAATTTCTTCATCAGGAATGTTTTGGATAAAAGGTATTAATTCCTCGAACGACATTCTTCCCTCTATGTATTCTATCCTGATAAGATCACCCGCTAATACAGAGCGAATTTTTTCATCAGGAATGTTTTGTTTCGTTATAAAAGGTATTAATTCCTTCAAGGTCCTTCCTTTCTTGAGTTCTTCATTGATAAGATCACTCCATGACTGGTATTTTCCATCTTTGATTAGTTTTTGATATTCCTTTTCTCTCTGCTCCCATCGTTTTTCCATCTGATTCTTGATTTGTCCTGGCGGCAAATTGGTTCCAACCAAATATTTTTTTGCATCGGGAATGGATAAATATTGTGATATTTCACGATTAAAGGAATCCGGTAATCGTATAGTACGCTGTTTACGCCTTCTGATGACAATGTCAGACAGACAATGGATCAAGGCATCGGGTACCAAGACCATTTTAGAAGCAAGCAAGGAACGCAATTGGTCTTGAAGGATTTGAATGTGTGTTCTTGTGACTTGGACTTGAACGTCGCTTAAGATCGGTGGTAAGAGTAATTCTGCGATCTGATTCACAATCGTTGTGTCTTGAAGGATTTGAATGTGTGTTCTTGTGACTTGAACATCGCTTCGGATAAGTGGCAAGAGTAATTTTACGATCTGATTCACAATCGTTGTCATCATCTTTTTTGCTTACAAAAGAATATATTTTTTTTCTTAAGACAGATTTGTTTCAAGGACGGCACCACCAGAAGGACCACCACCGCTGTTGTGGTTTCTTTTTCTTCTGAACTTGTTTCACACGACGCCAGCGTGTATAAATATCAGTAAGACGGTTGTGCAGATCCATCGCGGTCGGTCGATCACGTGGATTCAATTGCAGACAATCCAGAATAATCATCTGTATATCCCGTGGAACATTCAAATGCGTCAGACGATAATAAAGCACCGATAAGCGCTCCGGTTCACGATGCGTGAATAAGAAGTAAAGCGTCATACCAAGAGAATATATATCAATCGGAAAACCATACTGTTTCTCCATATAAATCTCGGGGGCCATGTACCCGGGTGTTCCCGCCATGCCCTCCACTCTTTCGTCGATGGAGGCGCATTGGACGGAAAGTCCAAAATCGATCAAGAAGTGATGATGATCACTCGGATCAATCACGATATTATCGGGTTTCAGATCGCGATAAAGCACGAATCGCTCATGCAAATGAGCAATCGTGCGACAGATGTTCTTGGCCATATATAATCGCCATAAGAAAGAAATATCGTTATAGAAGACATAATTGTACAGAGTGATCCCCGGCGCTTTTTCCATAATCAAATAAAGAATATCGCGTTCTGGGCATCGAGCAAATCCATACACTCGGGGTACATGAGAGACGTCACGCAATGAATACAGAATCTTTAATTCATTCTCGTGCACCGAATTATGAATTGCGTGTTTCATGATTTTATAAACAACGGGCTTACCACGGAATGTAGCTTCAAAAACACGTCCAAATTCCCCACTACCCAGCTTGTATTGTGGAGGCTCCAGATCCGACATGCTAATCTCTTCCATGATTATTTTTTTTTTCATTTCATTGAATCAATCTTTATACGACTTTGAACCAAAAAAAAATTCGCAAAACATGAACTAATTTTTTTTTTGTAATGCGCAAAATAAATGGATATCACCCAATTTCCAGAATTACAATACATTGGTAAAAATCGATTGCTTCCGGAGCACTTTAAAAAAGCTTTTTTTCCAACTCAAGACGATCAAGAGGAATTCATAAAATACATTTCGTTTTTTCAAGCCGTCATTTTACAGGATTGGAAACTGGTAGACCTCTATTTGAAAGACGAATATTGTAATATGGTCGATTATCGGAATATTTTTGCGCTTCTCTTCAAGTTTCATTATCGATGTGGTTTGATGGACAAGAAACAATTTCAGATCGCATTACAGATACAACAAGTACGAACGCATCCTCTCTTGTATGAAAAGTATGAATTTTACCGAAAGGAATATGATAAAACTTTGAATTTTCTTTATTACAAGAAAGCTAATATATGGAGAGTAATGAGAAAAAAAGGGAAAGAGTTGAAAGAAGCAGAGCAAGAATCGAAATATATTGATGAACTTGTATTGAATAAATCACTCATTTATGACTCTTGGGAATTAGTCTATTTTGATGATCTTGATCCGGAGACTCAAGAAAGCATCGTCCATGTATTGGTAAGAAAATGGAGGAAAAATTGTATCTATAAAAATCCTCAAGATTGGAAAGCTTTTTGTGAAACAAAAATCAAGGAAAAATTACAAAGAAGCATATGGTATAAAACTCTGTGTTGGAATAGTGCATATATTATGCCATATAGTAAAAACCCATCTGCCAATAAGTATTCTTACTTTCCCATACCTGAAACGTTAAATTTCAGTTCCTTTCTCTATACTTACGAGCCTCAAATAGTAGCTGGATTATTGAGATCATCGACATATATCCATCATATTTATAAATTCAAGAAAAGACCATTTGTTTTGTTCCATCCGGATGTACGATTGGGTTTGGTTCATGCAACTTCAGATGATACATTTTTTCCGATTGCTCATCATTGGCTTCATGATTTTTATCACATGTCGGAGGGTTTTATTCCTGAAGATAACATTGAACAAAAGAGAATAAAACAAATTATACAGAAAAAAAATGACCTTGAGGCGCTTGGGATTCATGATCATGGAATCCTTTTACATCCTCAATCTCAATGGCAACACCACCAGATTAGGCACTCTTACTCTCGTCGTAATGCCGATTAATTATTATTCATTCTCTACTTCTTCTTGTTGTCTCGGTGATAAAACTAAACTAATAACTCCAAGGATCAATAAGAAACTTGCCAAATTTTGAATCATCAAGGGTAAACGAATCCACCGGATATGAATCGGATTGGTGGTAAACGTTTGATTGGACGAGGACATGTAAAAAGCATCCAACCAGGAATGTTTTCCTGGTTCCTTCTTGTTCAAGATGAGTTTGTAAATGATTGCAAATAGAATGATCATCACCAACACAATAATGACTTTATAAACAAAAATTTTTGCAATTCCCTGGGCCTGCATTTTTTATTTTTCCAAATGTAAAAAAATAAAAAATTGTTTTGGGATGATGAAATACGTTTGCTAATGACCATTTATTTTTGAATGATATGATCTTGATTAATAACCTCGTCCACCACCACCACCACCTCTACCTCCACCGCCACCTCCACCACCTCCACGACCACCACCGCCACCTCCACCACCGCCTCCTCCACCCCTACCGCCTCCTCTATCACCGCCACCGCCACCTCCACCGCCACCGCCACGTCCAACACCTCTACCGCCAACGCCACCACCACCTCCACCGCCACCGCCTCCTCCACCCCTACCGCCTCCTCTATCACCGCCACCGCCACCTCTAATACTTCCTTCTTTTTCTCTTTGCCGTTTTAATCTTGATAATTTTTCTTGTAACGTAGCTCCTTCGAATAAACGCCGATATGCTCTTTCTACAGGGTCAAATGAATAACCGTCTCTTTTTAAACGTTTTTCCACCATCTGTTGATAAAGTAGTTTTTGGGCCTTGATCAATTCTGCTTCTCTTCCTTTTTTATTACTATACATATTAATCATTGTGTTGTACGTAATCACATCCGGAGGAATGCCTTTTGCATTCATTTCTCGAAAAAGAGCCTCAGCGTTTTGATATTGGCGTTGATCGCCATACACTTTGATCATCGTGCTGTACGTAATGACATTAGGAGGAATGCCTTGTGCTTTCATTTCTCGAAAAAGAGCCTCGGCGTTTTGATATTGGCGTAGATCGCCATACACTTTGATCATCGTGCTGTACGTAATCTCATCCGGAGTAATGCCTTGGGCTTTCATTTTTCGAAAAAGAGCCTCGGCGTTTTGATATTGGTGTTGATAGCCATACAATTTGATCATCGTGCTGTACGTAATCACAGTAGGAGGAATGCCTTGTGCTTTCATTTCTTCAAATAGAGCCTCGGCTTTTTGATATTGGCGTTGATCGCCATACACTTTGATCAGCGTGTTGTACGTAATCACAGTAGGAGAAATGCGTTGCGCTTTCATTTCTCGAAAAAGAGCCTCGGCTTTTTGATATTGGCGTTGATCGCCATACACTTTTATCATCGTGTTGTACGTAATCACAGTAGGAGAAATGCGTTGTGCTTTCATTTCTTCAAAAAGAGCCTCGGCTTTTTGATATTGGCGTTGATCGCCATACACTTTGATCATCGTGTTGTACGTAATCACATCAGGAGGAATGCGTTGCGCTTTCATTTCTCGAAAAAGAGCCTCGGCGTTTTGATATTGGCGTAGATCGCTATACACTTTGATCATCGTGCTGTATGTAATCACAGTAGGAGAAATGCGTTGTGCTTTCATTTCTTCAAAAAGAGTCGCGGCTCTTTCAATGTCACCGTGATCGCCATACACTTTAATCATCGTGGTGTACGTAATCACATCAGGAGGAATGCCTTGTGCTTTCATTTCTTCAAAAAGAGCCTCGGCTCTTTCAATGTCACCGTGATCGCCATACGCGCGAAGCATTATATTAAAAGGAACCTCATTCAAGCCATGAACATATTGAGGCTCGGTGGTTAATCGACGGAGAAGACGTTCGAGATTATCGAAATCTTTTCTTTCCGCAAGAATCATCATTATATGGACGATCGTTAGGGAATCAGGAGTCTCTTTTTTTTGTTGCATCTTTTTGAATAATCGAAGCGCTTTTTGCTTATCTTTTCTATACAATCCATTGATTTGACGATTTGTATCCATCGATTTTATGTATTAGAAAAAATTTTTATTTCCATGAAAAGATCTTTTCCAAGTATTAATCCAACCAATTGTATGAATCTCGTTTAGGTGCATCAAGAGAGTACCTGAAAATACATGACCAAATCTCGTGAATCATCTCCTTTTCAATACCTCCCTTCTTTTCACATAAACGTTTTAAAACCTCATTCTTGGAAACTCGTGTCTCTCTTGAATAAAGCATTCTTGTGATCAATAATTCATACAAGGCATCATCGACACGATCGATTTTTTGTCGCAAGGTGCCTGGTTTTGGTTTTGTTATTGGAAAGGGCATCTTGGAAACGCGGAATCCATTGGTGAAACTCATCATTACCATGAAAGAAATAATAATGGAATGATAATAATATTTCATGTTTTTTGAAAAAAAAAAAAGGCATCAAAAAATCATTTTCAATTTTATTTTGGAACATTCTTTCTTTCTTTTCATTATCCAATCGTTGCAAAAAATATCCTAATCTTCCTCCTCTTCTTCCCCCACTTCCATCATCGCCGTAGGCCTCTTGAAACGACAGCGCTTATCCTTCTTGGCCACCTTCTCTCCGCTTTTTTTCTTGTCCTTGTCCTTGGAACGCAGCATCCAGGAAGGACGCTTGATCTGTGGCTTCTTCTTGCGATGAGGATCACGAATCTCCGGTGCCTTGTACTTTCCAAGACGAATCACGCTACTCATCTTGATGCGTGTCGATCTGGTGGTGTAGCCCACGTCCTTGTCAGAAGGCACCTTCTTCTGATCATAGCGATCCAGAAAATCATCGCCAGCAACGGTGGTCATCATCATCCTGGAGTTGGAATAGAGCTGTAAAGAAAAAAAAAGATTAGAAAACTTTTGCTTTCTAATCGTTATTATTACACCCTTCTTTCTTTCGTCGGGAGGGGGGTCCGGGTCTTCAGTTTTTTTTCCTCCATCCAACTACGACACTCCGGGCGTCTTGTGATGAATCATGGCATATTTGTTTTCATCCTGTTGATTGACTAAGATTTCACCATTGTCCATACGATGAAGAAATTTGGGATGCGTACCATCGGCAAATTTGCGGGCGTAATAGGTGCATACACCGGAGCCCATGCACGTACACCATGGTGTGAGAGTCTTTTCACTGGGAGCAAAACCGTATTTTTTGAAGAAGGCCTGCTCCGATGCTTTTCCAATGGGGTTTCCAGAGGTATCGGCATATCTCCTCGCCTGGCCACCCAGCAAACAACACGTCTGATGAGTCGCATCCGCAAAACAATGCGATGTATTTGGATCCCCAGTGGGTAGACCACACAGATTGAAAAGGACATTCTTCTCGCTGGAAGAGGACCGAGGAGGCAGACTTCCCATGGGCATCATAGAAATGATCAGAAAAACGCGTGAAAGATCCTGGATGCGCTTGGAGGACCATTTCTTTTCCCCATCGAAACCATAGAGTTCCATGAGAAAATGGTCCGAGTGCGTGAATATCAGCTGTAAAGAATATTGATCAATCCGCGCCTGATGGTCGTATTCCCATTGATGAATAGGATCAAGCTGGGACCCATTTTTAAAAAAAATGTGCAAGAGACGATGAGGGTACATTACCATGGTTTTTTTTAGTAGTGTCCTAAAAAATTTTTCTTTCATCATGATCATTTCTTGAAAAAACATGACAATCACGCGATACAATGAAGCAATTATTGACCCCTACCCCCCCGAAGACCACAATAATATAACGAGACTGACATTTCCGTTAGTCATCAGACAATATAATATTCCCATTTTCATCTACTTCGATCGATGAAATTGCTATTAAAGCATCTATGATTAACATAAAAAAACCTATTTTTCCTTCGTCTGATGTAAGAATTAAATAAGCTATTGTCAATTTAAGAATTTCTTGCAACTCCTTTATGCATTTCCTACGATAATTAAAATCATAATTCAGTACACCAAATAAGTCCGAAGATTCTTCCATCTTTAACATTTTACGTGCCAAATCTAATTTCGTTATTATTTTTATATCGGGATCCTCACGAAATATTTCTTTCTTAGCGTCAAGATAAATATTCCCACAAATTCTAAGTAAAGGTTGTGACGTATCAATAGAAGATAATAAATATCGATTGATCGATTCAATCTTAAAATCTAAACATCCAAAGGTAATCCGGGAAAAAATCTTTTTGACATCCTGTTTGTCCTTATCATACAATTTTTCAATCGCGAACAATAAATTATTGAGATTCATTAAGAACCCGGTAATATTTGTCATATCATCGTGCAAATAAACCCCCTTTTTTAATAAATTTTCGAGCCAAACCTCTTTATGTAAAAAATATTCTTCTCTTTCTAATGTATTCTTCGCTTCACTTAACGCGATTATTAATTCCCGGCCTATATTTTGTTCATCCGAGAGTCGAACTGAAGAAGGAATAGGAATGGGCGTTCCCTTCGATGGCATTTCAATATTCAGAATAGTTTCAAATAGATACATTATCGCTCGATGACACCTTTTTCTTAATTTTTTGATCTCATCTTCTCTCAGAAAAATCTGGTGTATTATTGGCAAGTCTCGTGCCTTCCTATTCGCTGTATGTCTCTCCTTAAGGAAATGGATTTTCAAGCCCTTTTCTATCAGTCTCTCTAATTTGTATTTAAAATCGGGTACATGATTAATAAAATATCGTAAATGATTTGTGATTATATTTATAAGGCATGTAAGTAATCCCTTAAGAACATCTTCTGATTGGTTTTCCAATATTTGACGTATACAGTCTTTTGGACCAATAAAAGAAGAAAGCAATTCATTGACAACATGTATTTTTTCTTCATTTGAAACCAAATTCGATAGTTTTTCCTTCAATTGTTGTTGTTTCATTCCTTTTTTTTTATTGACAATAAAGAAAAATATAACAAACACATTTTCTTGCTCTGCCTCACAAATCTGTATTATTTCTTTTGCGATTTCCATTGTTTTGATGGAACAGTATGATGGAGATAGCACAAACATTCATTTTTTTCATTATGATAATTTCTTGAATCTGAGCCCAAGCCGGTGCCAGCGCCGGCTGTCTAATAAAAAATCAGACGAGTAAAAAACTTGTCTTATGTTAGACAAGATGTCCGATTCCATTGTTCTTCAATACAACAGAAACACAATTCAAACTGTGAGTATATCCGCCGAACCTGCCGGTGCTCAGAATGTTTCCTGGTCACAAAATAGGTTTGATTTTGTTCCACTGCCCGCTACAATTTCTTTTGGGGCTCTTCTGAATACACATTTTAATGTGACCTCGTACGTCGCTGCGGACGGGGTGACGATTCAAGAAAATTATACCTATAATGTCTCGGATCTTAATAATATCACACTCGGATCCATCCAATACAATCTGAATTACGTGAACCCCTCCTCTGGAGGAATCACGACCGACATTCCTTTTCTCAACAGCACCGTCTTTATCGCCAACGGTATCTTGGCTTCCTACGCAGGCGCCCAAGTCAACATGGCTTTTAATAATGTGACCGGAGTTCGTATCATAACCATCACTCGTTACGCATCATGCGCATGTCGCTAAGAAATGAGAATAAAAAAAAATTGTTTTTTTTTTGTTTCATTGGTTTTGCTCCATGGTAAAAAAAATACAAAAATCACCGTGAAACCGTGAAACACAATGAGACAAAATCTTGTCATTGTCGAATCCGGATCCAAGACCCGGACGATCCAAAAAATTCTGGGAAGCGAGTACACCGTGATTGCCTCCGGAGGACATATCGATAATCTCCCCAAGAAAGAACTGGGTATCGATGTTACTGACGATTTTCGCACCCACTATTCGGTCCTACCGGCCAAGCGCCAATGGATCCGTGATGTCCGTGAGCGTCTCCAAAAAAACCCTGATACCAAACTATGGCTGGCGACCGACAAGGATCTGGAAGGAGAAAGAATCGCCGAGGCCATTCGTGTTCAATGTCGCTTGAAACAAGGTTCTTTTCATCGTGTCTACTTTACCGAGATCACACCCGTAGCGATCCGTGAGGCCTTTTCGAATCCATTGCCTCATCTGGATGCCGCTGCACTGGAATCCCAGGAAACACGCAGGGTTCTGGATCGTTTGATTGGCTATCAGCTGTCTCCTCTTCTGTGGAAACATTTCCCACAGAATTCACGCACGCCTTTATCAATCGGCAGGGTCCAAGCCGCTACGCTCTCACTGGTCGTGGAAAAAGGCCAGCAAATCGAGCTTCACAAGAACCAAAAGAAATGGTCGATTCACGGTGAGTTTCAAGATCTCCCAAGAGCAACCCTGACACTCTCCGACGATCTGGAAATCCATCGATTCTTACATTCCCTGAAAGGAATCTTTACCGCCACCGCCAAACCTCCTTCTATTGTCAAGACCCATCCACCACCACCCTTTATGACATCGACCATCCAGCAAACGGCCTATCGCGAACTGGGGATTCCCATTCAAAGAACGATGAAGATCTGTCAGGAACTCTATGAAAAAGGAAAAATCACGTATCCACGCACGGATTCCTGTGTCCTTTCCGAGACCTTTCAGAACGAAGCCCTGGCGTTTCTCCAAGATCGGTACGGGGTCGAGTCCATGGCGACAGCTTCGTCCATTGCCGGTACGAAAAAATCCAGATCCAGGACCAACAACAACAAGCACGCCCAGGAAGCACATGAAGCCATCCGTCCGACGTCGTGTCGTCTGGAAACCTTGCCTGAAACGGAGGCACAACGCGATCATGCACGAGTATATGCCCTGATCTGGAAACGAACCATGGCAAGCCTCATGCGCCCCGCCGAATACAAAGAGACCAAGATTCACATCCGCGATGCAAGTTTTAGCATGGACTCTGGCTACGCATTTCGCTGTGCCCCGCGTACCCTTGTGTATCCTGGTTATCTCGTTCTTTCTTCGTCCTCCTCCTCCACTGCGGTCATCGACGTCGAAAAGAAACAATATCCGAAGACGCCATGGATCGTGGCCTGTACGGGAGGCGTGGAAGCCAGGGAAATCTATGATGCACCGCCCGCGCGATACGATGAGGCCTCTCTTGTACGACGCATGGAAGAAGAAGGGATTGGACGCCCTGCCACATATCAACAATCCATCGATAAACTGGTGGACAAACATTACATGGAAAAACGCGGTACGGAAGGCCGTTTGGAAAAAATCTCCGTCCTGCGATGGACGTCCGCCTCCTCCAAAATCCTCGAGCACGTCGAAGAGGTGCGTGTCGGCGCTGAGCCCTCCTCTCGATTTGCGTCGACAGAGTTGGGATTGCGGGTTCATGGATTTCTTCAAGAACATTTTCCCGATATTGTCAGCGTATCTTTCACCAAAGAGATGGAAACCAAACTGGACCAGGTACAGAAAGGTTTGAATACCCGTCTTGCCATCCTTGGAACCTTTTACGGCGCATGGGAACCCTTGATTCAGTCGGTCCGTGGCCTTATTTCCAATTATACCAGTGGATCAAATGCTGTGCCCAAAGCCATCCCCTTGCGCGAATTCAAAATCGGTCGTCGTATCTATCGGGTCTACCAGGGACAGTACGGCCCCTACCTCAAGTTTAAAGAGGGAACGCGTATTAAAAACGTGGGCTTGACACCCTACTTGCAATGGAAAGGATTGGGTGTTGGTGATATCAACGATCTGTCGTCGGAGGATGTCACCTTACTAACCTCGATGCCTGTCATGGTGCGGTGGGAGGGAGCTGAGTACAAGATGGAGTATGGGAGATATGGGTTTTATTGTCGGGCGGACAAGACGCTGACACCGGTTCAGATACGTTCGATGCTTCTCCGGCAATTTCCATCTGCTTGATAAAATGCTGGATATCGGCATGGATCATGGTTTTGACCAAATTAGACATCGTGTCCACGATCATTTGGGGTGTCTTGTTCTGATAGATAAACGTCATTTCCTGAATGAGGATCAAAAATCCTTCGGGACGGTTTTGAATAATGAGGGTGGCATCCACCAGATCCGGCGTGTGGCTTTTCACTTTACAGACCATGAAATGAGGATACATCTTGAGTTCCAGATGGAAGAAAAACAAGGTTTTGCGCAGATGGGCATCAAGAAATGGCCATACAAAGGCACGGATCAGAGGGTTCTTAAACTTGATGAAGGCTTCATAGTGGATATGATCGTCCATGAAATAATAAAGAGAGGATTGGGTCTTATAATTTTTGTTGGCGTGCAAGATGTCTTGTTGAGTCGTTTTCAAGAAATGACGAACTCTTGTATAATCCATTTTATTTTTTATTCTTTTGATTTGAAAAAAAAACGTTGTCAAAATATTATGTGTTTAGTTATATAGATAGAAAGATGAGCAAAATTTTTGGTTCTGATTTTGACGATTGTATTCTAAAAGGCGACGTTGCCGATGGTTCTAAAGATTTTATCGGGATGATTGAATATTTGTATTCCAAGACAGGGCCCGAGATTCCTGAAGAAATCCGCATGATTCCCTCTCCCGCCTATCCGACTTTCGAGGCATTTAATGAAGTGTACTTGCCAGAGCTTGCTCTCAATAATACAAATGGTTATCTGATTCCTCTACAGGCGTTTCAGAACCAAGATGGAAAGGTCCGTTATTGGGCCGAAAAACATTGGAAAGACACATTACAATACTATCTTATCCCAGAAATTGTAGCACTGCTTGATCAAAAAAGCAAGTGTTGCGATAACGACATTTATATCATCTCTGGATCTCCTACCATCTATATCGAGCCTGTTCAGAACTATCTGCCTTTCAAGGTAACGGTCCTGAGCGTCGAGGAAGGAAAAATTATTACTACCCAGATCGGTAAAACTAATCGTCTTAAGAAAGTGGTTCCACTTACGCAGGTCGCGGGCTATATCGGAGAGACATGGAAAAACGACGGGCCTTTATTATCCGCGCTTGCAAACACGAACGGCAGCCAAAATCTGTATTTTGTCTGCCACAACGATGTACAGTGTGATCAGAATGCAAAACTGAATATTTATCGTTATGGTATTACCAAGATCTGCTTGCCGACTTTTTAAGAGGCAAAATATTTTTATGCAAAAGGAACACCCGAGACATTGACGTAAGGATTGTTACGATACAGAGACAAAGAGGTCAGGGGAGTGGAAGACACGCGATTGACCCATGGTTTTCGTAGCTGTTTGGTGATTGTAGGAGGAAAGACGCGTTGAAAAGGATTCAGATAACGATCGCCGGGTGGATAATACTGGTACACCTCTGCCCAATTGACGCCCTCATAAGGCGTATTGTAAGGATCCGTCTTTAACGGAAAAGGATTAGTAAGAACGGTTACCACCGGGACCGTGGTGGAAGAAAAGGACAGCGCCTTGACGGGATTCATGTTTTATTTCTTCTTCTTATTTTTTTTCTTTGGATAGAAGACTTATTGTCGTCGTTGTTGTTGCTTCTGTTGCTGTTTCTTCTGTTGTTGTTGCTTCTGTTGTTGCTTTTGCTGTTGTTGCTTTTGCTGTTGTTGTTGCTTTTGTTGTTGCTGTTTCTTCTGTTGTTGCTGTTGTGGTAATGGAGGCGCGGAGGGCTGTTGTTGTCGCGATTGCTGTGCCGGAGGAGGTGTTTTCTGTAAAAGCTTGCGGAAATCCAGTAATCCTCCTTCCGAGGTTGCCTTCTTTATCAGCTGATCATAGGTTCCATCCTTTTTGGCTTTCTGGAGCATATCTTTGATAATACCGGACTTGGAACCCAACGCCTTGGTCGCCAGATCGACGGCCGTGCCAGCGACTCCGCCCCCTCCCAGCAAACTTTTCATGGCCATTGCCCTTTTGTATTGATAATACAGGTAGATACCCACAAAAAACAGGAGTATGGACAAGATGATTAAAAATATTCCAAAACCACTGGCTCCAAACACAATCATCAGAATGCCCAGAAGCAACATCACCCCCGTCGTAATGAAAAAATTACGCACCATCTTACCCCCGCCTTCACCACTGAGTATACTGAACCCTCCACGGAAAAGTTTGAAAATCATCCTGAAAATGAAATACAGGATCCCGATCCAGATTAGTATGAGAATAATTCTAAATATACCAAATCCACCACCGCTTCCACTCACACCGGCATCCGCATGCACGGGTGCCGTATTCGCCTGGGATTGAGTCACCGTGGAAGAATTCGCAATGGCATTCGCAATTTCGGTACCAAACGTGGCCCCCAAAACATTCTTGGTGATGCTCTGGACCACAAAATCGTTCACATTCAGTTGCGCAAGATTGATATTCAGATTCTTTGCGGTCGCACCGTCCACCTTGATCACCGTCCCATTCTGTTGCACCACATCGCTGATGGTGCTCTGCACAACCTTGCTGATCGTATCTGAATTGGCAACATTCTGGATTGCAGACACCTGATCCGAGATACTCTTTTGAGACGTAGGACTCGAGAAAGCCGCATTGGCTGTTCCCTGCAATGAATCGGCATAATTCTTGATGGTGCTCTGCATCGTATTTGTCATCAACGTCTGAGTGGAGGAATCGGAGAAATTGACAACGGTCCCCGCCACCTGATTCACCTGATTCCCGCTGATATTCAAATCCCCCGTTAATTGCACATTGACCAGCTGGATCTGGATCTGATTCGCCTGATACGTCGAGACCGAAGTATTGTTTACCGCCGAATTCAGCGCACAAGAAGTGCTACTATTAAGCGCAACATTCAATTGCGATTGCAACGACACCTGCTCACATCCCACGGATGACTGATAATCATTCGAAGCCGAAGCCCCGGAACATCCCACCAACGCCACGCACACCTTGGCCGCCACGGAAGTCGAATCGGATGTGGTCTTGCAGGCCTGGATGCCCATGGCATCGAGTTGTTGAGTAATGGCATCGGAATGATTGTCGACCAAACTTTGCGTTAGTGTCGCAAACTCCTGTTCCGTCGTTGGACCAGGAGGAAACGTACTCACAGCCGAAGCACATGGATTATCTGACATTTTATTTTCTTCTTTTCTTTTAAATTTGTTTGGAAAAAAAAAAAATAAAAATTTAATAATTCATGTTGAAGGCCATATATTGTGGATGGCGACGGCGGATTTTGATCTGGGAATGCGCACGTAATCCTTCCTTGTTAAAATCACCCAAAAGCGTGGTCCATACCGTCAGTTTCTTATTGTTCTCGGTCATCTCGATCTCATTCCGTATGTTGCTCACGATAATATTAATCGCCTGATTCATAATCGTGCGCAGATCATTCCTCGCCTCCGCATGGGGCACAATAAAACGAGAATGAATGTCCCCAATGTCGGTTCGGGTACCAAATCGGTACACGTTCGAGATCACGCCTGCGATATTCTCATTGGAAACAATGATGGGTCTTCCCTGTGGATCGACCCCCTCCAGCGCCTTGGTAATGGCCTTGCTCACCGCATCCAGCATCGGCTCTGAATACAAGCTATTTAGCTCGCAATTCCCTGAGGATGTTTCCTCCCATCCCACATTCGCCATGAAATTACCATTCCAGGTAGTATTCAGAAGTGTGCTATAAGAAGGTAACTGGTTCTGCGTCTCTCCCGGGGGCGGGAGCGTGATCGATAAAGGTTGCAATGACATCTTTTGTATTGTAATTATTTTATTTCTCCGTGGAAAAAGTTTTTTTAAATAACAAAATCAAACCCATCAACATGTGTTTTAATGCATCGACTTCCATGGCCACTTTCCTTATCTCTCTTTTTTTTTGTGTATGGCTTGTTTCCCGTGGCGCCGTCCAGAAAGATCGTGCCGATATCTTTGCTGGGATCCTCACTCTGCTTATTGGATCCATGCAATTGATCGAGTTCTTCCTCTGGAGGAATCAGAAATGTAACAAGACCAATCATTCGCTCTCCCTGTTCCTTTTTATCTTATTGTTTCTTCAGCCGATCATCGCAGTGATTACTGTTCTTCTCTTATTCGATATTGTGAATCACAACAAATCTCTTTTTTACGCCATGATCGCAAGCTGTGTAGCCATTACTATTCTCATGATCTGGAACGTGGTCATCTTGAATCGTCAAAAGCTCTGCTCTGTACCCGCGTGTGCACAAGACTGTCGTCTCCAATGGGCACCCCTCCAGAAAAAATCGCCGCTCATGATCTTGTTTTTAATCTTTTATTTCATCATGATTGCTCTCGTGTATTTTCATGATTATCAGGCCGGATTGATCCGTCGGTATCCCGTCCGCTATGCCGTCCTACCCGTGACACTACTGATCGCTGTCCTTTACTCCTTGATCGTGTCGTCCAAGAATGTCTTTGGTTCCACGTGGTGTTTCCTCGCCCTCCTCTTTGGCCCTATTGCCCTTCTTCGGATATAACAAACAGATCAAGTGATGTCCGATGGAAGATATAAAATGCATGGTCATATGATATTGCTTGGCTTCCCATAACTGAGGAGAAAAACAGCCACTGTTTTTCCAATACCCCAATACATAGATCTTCACCACCCAAAAGAAGAGTGATAAGATACTTATGATGATTAGCAGGGAAGCGAATCCTTTTACCCTTTTAGACGATCCGTGAATCCAAAGAATAAATCCCCCATAGACTACAATACATGTACACAATATCTTGTCGGCAATATTCGTTACCATAGTATCCGTCGTGTGAACCCCAAGGGACGTGAGAAACAAGCCTGAAAAAAGAATCGCATACAATGGATATCCCCGAGAAAGCGTCGAGAACACATTGGTAAGAAATACAAAAGACGTATAAAATAATAAATTGGGCTCTTTCATGCTTTTAAATCAATAAGAAGCATATTTTTGATGTAAAAAAAAAAATATGCTATGTGGAAAAAGAAAAAAAATGCTTGATTGGAAATTTTTCATCCTTCTTTTGTTAATCCTTGTGGTGATTGTCGTTGTGGCCTTTATCCTTTTCAGGATTGTTTCCACCATGTGTATTACAAAGAAGAACGCTTCTCCTTCTTCTGCTACCACCACCAGCGAGTTTTATGACTCGTCGTCAAAGCCCAGTCTCGATGTTCTCTATGCGACCTATCTGAATCAGATATGGCCTCTCGTCTCCAATATACATGTCTTGCCCGGAACGCTGAACCTGGATTTCTCCGAGACCAATACCGTCCGATATTTTGCCATGCTGGATCCCAGTACCTCAGTACTTCTTGTGGGCAACGTTCCTCCCTGTGCCTATTGGTCTCTCGTCTTGTATAACAACCAGGGGGGAATTCATAGAACGTTTACCGACTCGGATTTTGCATCCGGATCGTACAACATTACACTCTCCAACAATGGCACGCCGAATGCTACGTCCGTGCCCAGCAATGGAAATTATGCCGTCGTCATCACCGTTCTTCAGACCGATTTGACTCCACCGCTCTATCCTTCCTTTTTGCCCAGGATGACCATTATTCCTCTGTCCTCCCCACAACCCTCGACAGGGAATCCAAATACGACGACCCCTACGCCTTCTCCCAACGCCCCCTTGGCCATTCCTGTTGTTCTGCAACAACAGACCATCAATTCCCAAACCGTGCAGAAACTTTTTACCACAAGTCTTGCCACCAACGATCGTTCTTCCAATACGGTTTTCCCCGGTATCCAAGTCACGCAATTTTTCCTGCCCATGAGAAGTACGATCCTCCCTTTCCTCCCCGATCCCAATATGATTTATCTCATGGCCTTTGCGGATACGGCACGGGTGATCAAAATTACCGGAACGCTTCCCGGGTCTCTCCGATCCAATACACCCTTCCGGGATGCGACCATCATCGCCGGAGATTTTGTCAATACGTCCACCAGCGCGTCCTATACCATGACCGCTGCGGATGCCTTCTTTATTATCTATATTGCCTACACCACAAGCGACGCGGCGCTGTATGGATACGACCCCGATCCCGTCAAGAAACAAAAGCTTCTCATCTGGGATCCCAGCACCATCAAACCCGTGGTGTTGCTTCGTTATACCTATGCACCGGCGTCAAGCTTATCTCCCGTGGTGGTACAGACCGCCACAGGCGTTAGTTCCATGACCCCTTCTCTGCCGCCTTCCCCATTGAACATCCTGTCCTCGATGGATGCTTCCTCGAAAACCATCGGACCCGACGAGGTCAAGAATGCCATGGGATCCGCCTATCCTACGGCTACCAGTTATCAGATCGGAAGCTTCCCCCCGTCTCATCCACCCGCTTCCTCCACCGGGCTTGGTTTTACGGCGGGTGCACCCAACACCAACACCACCACCACCACCACCGAGAGCTTTTACTATCCGTCTCCAGAAAAACATCCCTCGGGAATGCCTTATATGGACATGACCTCTAAGATGCTACCCGCCAAGAGTATGTCGAATCAGCAATGGTAAAAAAAAAAATCCTTTAAGGGGCGTCGTCTTCTATTATTATTTTTACGAACGCGTCGTGCAAAATAATAATTCAGTCAATGGGTCCCACCAAGCGCCGATGGGCTCCCGTTTATTGACGCGAGACCGTTTAGTACTCTCCCACTGTGAAAGGATTGGTGATCGCCGACGACACGCGAACGGTGCATCCAGGAGCAATGAAAGAATTAACAATTCCCGAAGAACCAATCCTTTTAGAGACGTAAGTGTTATAGGTACTCGTGGTGCCCGATTGGTAGGTGGCATAACCGTACCCAGAAGGGTTGAAGATAAGAGAGGAGATGACATCGGGACGGGTGTTGTGATTGCTATTGATGTATCCATCAAAATAGGGAGTTAATACAGTGGCGGAGCCCGTATTACCCTTAAAACCCGAAGGAGTATAAGTGTATTGATTAGTAGTACCTGTTTTTGAGTCGTAAAAGACCCCGCCAGAGGGACTTGCAATAAGAATCCTTGGGGCGCTCAAGGTGGCAGGTGCCGTTGCTAAAATGTTACTTAAAGCCGTTAATGCCGTAGAATAGGTAGAAGAAGCTTGGAGCTGGGTAAAAATATCGAACCAAGTTTTACTGTTCACGCTATTCACCCAGATGAGCAAAGTATTATACTGGTCAACTTGTATTTGTGTAGAACCAAGAGGGATTTGGTTCAGTGTAAGGGGAGCAGGTACCGGAGCATTGACAGGGGGGAGAGGTTGAATTCCACAGCAATCCATTGTTTTTTTTTTTGTTTGTCTAACATAAAAAAATATAATTTTTTTTTCTTTAAAAAAAAATAATGCATCACCACGATAATGTTACTTCATCCAAACCCCTTCAACAATATGCACAATTTATCGATTTTGGCAAGGCCATTAATCCGAACATCAAGAACCCCATGAATCCCGCCAACCCGCTCACCTATTGCATGTTTCCTACTCTGAACAGTCAATTCTTTCATGGCTCCACCTCGGGTGGTATGCTCTACAGCAACCAGAACGCGAGTTGCATGTCCTTTATGGCGGGACGTTGTTCCAAGGAATGGGACGGATACTGTCAGGCGTTCATGGACCTGAATCCCGACACCTACTGGCCCAACATGGCCGTCGTGGACTCTGACGCCTACAACAACGGCAAGGGTTATTGGAACGTCAAGCCCACCGTCGGTCAGGATCTGTTGAGAAATTCCGTCTATCTGAAATTCATTGCCGTGCCGGGACAGAAAGCCAGTGTCACGCCTTTTGATAGCAACGTCGCCAATTCTCCCATGATCACCATCTACAATAATCAGGTCAATGTCTATTCCTTTGTACAGAACCTCGACAATCCCAAGCAAATCGATGAAGATATTCATGTCCAGATGATGCTCCAAAATCCAATGATCTGTATGGACGTTCTGGGACGCATCTATCTCGCCTACCATCGCAATGAGAACGATCTCCCCGCCAAGATCAAAGGCACCAAGCTCGAAGAATACTTTCTCAAGAATAAAGGCGTGTTTGTGGATTATGTCGCCCAGGCCGTCCGTAGGGTTCCTTCTTTTGGTATCCAGAACACTTTGTGGGGTTGGGATTCTTAAGATTATAAAAAATTGACCCCCCCTTGTATGTTTTTTGCCTTTTCTTTTTTATTTCAGAAACAAAACAAGTTCTCTTCCTCATACTCATCCTCATGGTTCACTATGATATTTATACCGACGGTGCGTGTAGGGGAAATCCTGGAGTGGGAGGATGGGGCGTCTTTTGGTCGACCGCACAAACTTCCAAAGAAGCCAGTGGTGGAGAGCCACAAACTACCAACAATCGCATGGAATTAACCGCCGCGATCGAAGCACTGCGCATGATTTCTCTTTTGGAGCCTCCCACAACAGCCACTCTGCATACAGACTCAACCTATGTCTACTGTGGAATCACGGAATGGATCAAGGGATGGAAAACACGCGGATGGCAGAACAGCAAAAAACAACCCGTTCTCAATAAAGATCTATGGGTGACTCTGGATCATCTGGTAACGACTTGTCGCATCCCCCTTGAATGGAAATGGGTCAAGGCACACAACGGAAATCCAGGCAATGAAAAAGCAGACGCGCTCGCCAACCACGGTATCGATACCCTCCTCCGTATGAAAAAAAACTGATCCCTTCCCACCCCTTTTTCTTTTTCGTATAGTATCGGACGAGCATCAACAACTACACACCCCTATTTTGTTTTTTCTACACTCTCACCTTTTTTCTTTTTTTTTGATTTTGTATAGCAAAAAAAAATCCAGAAAACGATGCGCATCATTTTCTTCGTCCTGAGTTTCTTTCTGCCGACATGGAGCTTTACAGTTCTTCCCGAAAGCCCTCGTTCCATCGCTGTCCGACATTGGATTGAATCTCCTCTTCATAAGCCCGCACCCTCACCTGCCCGTGAGACGATTCATTTTGAAAAAGTGCCCTCTCAATTTTCATACGATGATGATGATCACGAAAAGAAAATACCCACTCGCTATGCTCTCGATGTGTGTTGTGGTATTGGCGATTCGACCCAGCAACTGGTCAACCGGCTCCCGTCTGCATGGAAGGTTTTGGGTATTGATGAGGATCCCTTTAAGATTTCACTGGCCAAGAAAAAACATCCTTCCCTCTCTTTCCTGGCGGGAAATTTGGCCATGTTTCCTTCCTCCTCTTTTGACCGTATCCAAGTGTATACGGGGCGCATGCTCTTGATTGACAAGAAAAAAGAATTGGCCAGCGAAATCTCCAGGATCCTTACACCGGGAGGGACATTGGAGTTGTTTGATTTCTGTCCGACGCATGCTTTGGTTGATGAAATCATGTGTCTCGAAGAAGACGTTCGCGATCAATACTATCGTGGATGGAAGAGCCATGATCCACGATATCATCACAGTCTTTTTGAAGAACGACTCGATGGGAGAGGATATTCCATCATTGACAATGGGATCATTCGCGCCATTTTTGTAAAATCACAATAATCATCATCGTCGTTGTTTTGTTGGGGGTCCAATCATCTTTTCATCTCTCCTTTTTCTTTTTTTTCGCAGTGTGAGACCTGCCAACGTGGAACAGACACAACAACAACAAGAGATGTAGATGTAGATTTTTTTCTTGACTTTTTTCAACAAAGAAAGTAACATTCAAAAGATTTTTATCAAATTTGTCCTTGAATATTGGATATTGTTACATATATTTTTTTCGCGAAATATATGTATATGTGTATATGTGGATACCAAATCTCAATTTGATATTTATCCATATTCCTAAAAACGCGGGAACGTCAATGGAGCATGCACTCCTAAAAATCGGAATGCCTGAGAGATATATCATAGATGGTGTAATTTCGGATGCGATTCGGAAAAATGAACTTTTATGGACGATGATAATGTATTGTATAGTTCATGATATAGACAATTATCGGTATTTCGCACCCTATATTCGCGATTATCATCAAATATATACCGATTTTGGTGAAATCATAAATAAATCCTCTAAAAAACCGTGTATAATGACAATTATTCGCCACCCGCGACAACGTGCAATTTCTCTCTATAAATTCACACACTCGTACAAATTTATGTCATTTTCTTATTTCATAGAAAAAATCTTATTGACAAATAAGATTCCAGAACTTTCCAATACGCAATATTCAATGCTTTGTGATTACAATGGAAATTTGGATAATGACATTGTAATTTTGCGACACGAAAATCTTGATAGCGATTGGGAGACATTTTGTCAAAAAAATAATATACCATTTGTGCGTTTAGGACGAGAGAACACATCTGTTTCTATTTCGATTGTTGCCGATTTTGCGTTCCTCGAACCGTCTATAATAGAAAGGTTTGACGCGCATTATGCAATCGATTACCAATCATTTTATCCATAATTCTTTTAAAGAGTTTTAAAAAAAATCCAAACACTTTCTATTTTGGTTCCGGTTCTTGTACAGGTTGCTGTTGCCAAGGAGCAAAATATAAATTAATCCGCGTATCCCTCTGAGATGATCCCACAGGCCTTGATATGGTATCGAGAAGAAAAACCTGGATTTTCTAATAGGAATCGATAATGATCCAATGAAAAGGAGAGGCAATGTGTGCCCGAGACCCCTTTTTTAAACCAGAAATGAAATACGGTCTTGTTCTTGAACACCACATCAAAATAATTCCTTTCTTCTTTCTCGTCTATGAAATGGTAAAGATAGAAATAGCCGTCGGGGTCGTGTAGATCCTCGTCGTTCAATTCGTCCAATGCGGAATAATAATTATACGTGGTCTGCTTATAATGAATCTCGTGAATGGCTTTTTTTAGCATGTCAAAAGACCTTTGGATCGCATTGCTGTAGTTGTTTTTATAATGCTGTTCGTACTTGGACTTGTTTCTGCACCATGGGCATCTCAGGTTTAAGAAACACGTTTCATTCCACTCCTGACCGCATTTTTCATGAAACAAGATTTTATTGCAACAAGGCGTCAACCGCTCCGTTTCGAGTTTCTCCAAACATATGATACAATTCATCATAGATCTTTTAGTTCATTCTTTTTACCCCACAAACTTTCTTTCATTTTTTTGCCAAAACTCCCAGGAATCAGTGCTCAGGACCAAGACACATTAACGCATTACGAGGGGTACCCAAAAATACTTCCCATTCTTGTACAAGTATCGACACGGGGCCATTGTGGATCTGGATTCCCCTTACCACTCCATGCACACGACGGTTTGCAACAATCTTGCATCGTCGTGATACAAAAATGTCCCTGTGATCGATCTCCATTGCACTGATGATCCAAAACATTCTCAGGATGCGGGAGGGGAAGAGGAGACGTGTCATCTGCTCGTCGAAGACCTGTCAGCATCGTAAGACCCAAAGGACATTGCACCGGTGTGTAACGCGTACTCACAAAATTCTGATGATACAAATCCAGATTGCTTCGATAACAACTATCAATGGTCATCTGATCCTTGGGATCTTGGGGTGCATGTCCAATGAGACCCTTGCACAGATCCAGAATGGCGGTATCGTTTCGTTCTTCCAGCCACTTGATTCCCCCCGAATAACACGCATTAGGATCATTGTAATGCGCCTGATCCCATTTCTCAAAAGACGTGTCGTACATGGCCTGTTTACACGTCCCACCTTGACAGGCATGAGAAGAACAATCCGAATTACACGACGTAAAATATCCGAACCCACCGGCACCCATAAAAATATCCATCTGTCCAGCCATGACATCGAATCCGCTGTTAATGATCTGGACAAGGAGAAATTTGAAATCCGGACGCCATTCCCTCTCGGCATCCAAAAGCTGGATCTGGTAACAACGTCCACAATCATTGTCCGAAGACGATCCTGCCACCGCATACAGAAAATCGTGACCCAAACCATCGTAATGCGCGGCTCCAATCATATCCTCTGATTGAAGCATCATATGAGGACAGGCGAATCCATACACACCACCACCCTGTGACCATGACCAGCCATTCCCGCACGCGCTACCATATTCCGATCCACCGCCGTCGCTACCACCATCATGATTGGAATAAGACCTCGGAAGAGGCAGACTGGTATTGTAAAAAGAAGAAGTAGTGGAAGGACCCCAGGACCATAAAGAGGAAATACCGTTCACGTTCTTGACGACGGTCGTTGTGAGAGCGAATAACGACACATAGAAAATCGAACGATAAAGACGATTCATTTTTTAGTTTTTTTTTCTATTTCTCCAAACCTCTTTTTTTTTTTTTTTATTTCAA